TTCCATCATTACTAACAATAGAATATATTTTTTTATCTTTTCTATGCTGAATCGTATAAGCGTTCAAAATTATTTGATACCCGCTCTTATTAACTGCTGGATAAGTGCAATCCACTTTGTCTTCAGGTATGTTCCCGACTTCCAGTTTTAACTCTCCACAAATTTCTTTCAATATTTGGGATGGTTTTTTCTTATTAAAGTTTTTCACAAAATAATTTTTATTAAGATATATGGAGTTATCAAAGCATCTAAAAGTTCTAATTTTACTATCTCCAACAACTTCAACAGAAAAAGCTTTACCAATAAATAATTTATCATCATCAACATAGAATTCCACTTTATCTCCTAAATTAGCAATTTGATTATCATCTAAATATTTTACTTCTAGTGTTCGTGATGTTCCATTTATCCCGCCCTTCCAAATAATTCGCTCAAATTTTTTCACATGTTCTTTATTATTAACAACAATCTTTAACATTTCCAAACTTCCTTTTTAAACTTTAATCAAGCTATCAATTTTTTCTTTTATTTTATTCTTTAGCCCACTCTTAATGTCTTCAAATCTCTCTTCCAGCTGATACTCTTTAATTGGCGAAGTTTTCCCGGTATGCCGCTCATAAAGCTCATTAACATCATCAATTAACCTTGTCTGTTTCTTAACTTCTATCAGATCAATTGAAATATCAATATCTCCTGTTCTCTCTATTATTTCATATTCCAGCTGTTCAATGTAGCATTTAAAATAGATACTGTAATTAGGGGATATTAAAGTCAAAACTTCTTTATTGTCTTTATATTTTTCCAATTTTTTTATACCGCTCATCGGCGAGTGTGGATTAAGCAAAAAGTTAAAAAATTTAGATTTTTTAGCAGGTAAAAATGTGGAAAAATTAACTTTTTTTATGTTTTTTTCTCCTATCAATGCCACTTCTCCAACATCTAATATCTTCACAACTTCGCTATTTTGACTGCTCGTAATTTTGAAATCCGACGGCGGTATCACAAAAATAAACGGCTCTATGTCGTACAGTAATATGAATATTGGTCTCATATTTTATAAAATCCCTTTCTTAATCAACTATCGTGATGCCTGAATTTGTGCCTGTAAGTTTGACATCATAGTGCTGTATGTACTTTGGCTAACATTCTGGGCTATCTGCCTAGCTATATTTTCAATTTTTGCTGTATCATTTATTGTTATGTTTGACAATTGTGCTGCTATCTGTGCATTAGCTTGATGATTTATAATTTGTTCTATCGACACTGGCTGCGGTATCGGCGGCTGCATTGTGCTCAAACTAGTATTCAAAAGACTTGGCAAACCATTTAAAGGACTTAATCCAGCGTTAAGAGCATTAGTTATAGCTGTGGTGTCTATCGGCTGTAACGGATTACTACTTTGTTGTTTAGATATAAGTTGTGAAATTGCACTTGTTAATTGTGCTGTCTTGTCCTGTTGAATAAGTGGATTTTGCTGTGGCGCTTCTTGCCTTGCCTTAAACGCATTCATATCCGATACAACCTTCTGCAAGGCTTCGTATGATCTTCTGTCATATTCTTTTTGTCTTGCAATTCTTGCTGCTTCTTCTTTTTGTGCTTCTGCCATCGAAGGCACTTTAACATCACTATACCCCATATAATGAAATTGTCCGTCTTTAGAGTTATATCGAGAAGCATATTTTGAAGGGTCAAAAGCATTAGCTACAGCTTGTTGCTTTGCTTTTTCTAATTTCGGGTCTTTAGGTTCTATGAGTTTTTTTACTATGTCTGGCGAAAAATACCCGATAGCTCCTCCAATTGCAGCACCTACTGCTGTTCCTACCGGTCCCCCAATTGCTGTACCTAATTGGGCTCCCCAGACTGCACCTTTGACTCCTATAATTCCTCTCATTCCTATCTCTGCACCTTTTGTTAATTGTTCAGCTTGCCCTTTTAATTTTTCAGGATCTAATGCTCCGCTTTTTTGCCATCCTTCAACTCTTTTCATAAAGTCTTCCATCCATCTGGTCGCTATTGGGGCGAATGCTTCTCCTAACGATATTTTCAAATCATCTATCGCCGATTTAAATTGTGCTATTTTGTTAGCCGTTGTATTGCTCATATCATCAGCAAATTTATCCGTTGCACCACTAGAATTTCTTACAGCATTAGCAACTTTGTTATAGTTTTCTTCTGTTGTCCCCATAATAGAAGCCAGTATTTTCATACCTTCTCCACCAGCAATCATTGTCAAATATCTATTTCTTTCTTCCTGCGTAAGACCTGCAGTAGCAATTTTTAAATCATCAGATAATGCTTTTAATCCTCTAAAATGTCCTTGCTGGTCATAAAGTTGAATATTTAAGTCTTTTAAAGCATTTCCCACTTGTTTTGATGGATTAGCCAATCTTCTATAAATTCCTGCTAAATTACGCCCAGCTTGACCAGACTTAATTCCATTATCTGCAAGCACTCCTAATAAGATATTTACATCTTCAAAACTCTCAAAATTTCTTGAAGTCGCAGCAACATATTTATAAGCCTCCCCTAACATTTGTACATTGGTATTTGCATTATTACTCGTCGCAACCATTACGTCCATAAGTCTGTCAGAATCTTTTAACGACATACCAAAAGCTGTCAGGTTATCTGTGACTATATCAGAAGTTTGAGCAAAATCACTTCCAGCTGCAATTGACATTTTCAAAAGTTTTGGTGTCATTTCTAACACTTCATTGGTTTTCATACCAGCCATAGCTTGATACATTTGTGCTTCTGCTACTTCTTGAGCCGTAAATTTAGTTGATCTACCCAAATCTCTTGTTTGTTGCATAAGTTGTTTTTCTTGTTGTACTGTAGCCCCCATTATAGCCTTATTTCTTCTAACTTGGTCTTCCAAATTCGCATAAGCTTCAACAGAAGATTTTAATACACTAACTGCTGTCCCTGCTCCTATACCAACTCCAACAGTTGCCAATGCTCCTTGAACTCCACTGAAAGATTTTTTTATTTTACCAGCTATGCCACCAACTTTATCTTTCAATGTTCCCAATGAACTTCCAGCCTTTTGTGCTACATTAGTAAACTTATCTTTCAATTCAAGTAAAGCACTCAATTTATATTCACTCATTCTCTAATCCACCTCCAATCATAAAAAACATAAACAACAACTCCGAATTACTTAATTCCCTTAGACTTTGCAGACTATGTCCGCAATTTAAATAGTGAGCGACTGTTTTTGCTTTCCAGTCGCCCTTGATTAGTTTTTTATTTCTTCAACCACTTCTTCAACAGTAAATTTTTCATTCCAGCCAGCCTTTTTCATAAGTAATTCTGAAATATTTACTATGGTAGATTGGCTTAGTACTTTTGGCACAACTTCAATTGGATTCATTTGGCAACCCAATTTAGTAATCAATTTTTCATCTTTAAATATTTTTCCTGCAGTATAAATTAATTCACTGTCTTTGTCTGTACTGTTATTGGATAAAATATCCAGTATTTCCATTCTGTTCAATACTTCTAATTCTAAAACAGCTCCATTCAATTCTTCAACTTTAACTTTTACTGTGTCTTTTTTTTCTATTTTTTTGCTGTTTTCCAACAACATTTCCACTGTTATATTTTTCATTTTATCCCTACCTTTTCTTATTTTATTACATTTTCATATTTAACATCGCTAGGAGTAAATCCAAAGGGAATTTCTTCTTCCACAATTTCTCCTCTTTCAAATTTTGCAAGTTCAATCGAATTTAACCAAACATTATCAATCGACACCCGTTCTTCTTGTCCACGTAAACTATCAGGATCTTTTATAGATGTAACTATTCTACTTCTCACATCTTTTCCTTTTACCCAATTTTCAAGTATTTTTTTTCCACGAGTATAAACTTTAAAAACTTTTATAGTTCCTTCACCTTTCAGTCCAGTTATTTTACTGTCAACAGAAATCCCCAACTGTACATCTTTTCTTTCCGCTGTAATTTTAGCCTCTACAGATTTTAACTCCGCTACTTTTTCATTATCAAGCCATAACTCCCCATAAGCTCCTGTTATTGTTCTGTTTCCTCTTATATTTTCCGACATTTTATCAACTCCTTTTCATTACATTGTCATTGTTAAGCTAAGTGAAGCCATAGTGTCTACAAATCTTACATCACCAGTTAAATAAACCTCATCACTAGTAGGGTACTGTAAAATTTCTAAATCCGTCATACCTTCTGTTTCCAACCCATCTATAATGATTGCCCTTTTCTGTGCTTCAATATCAATTTCTACTTTATTGTCATAATCTCCATTCAATACATTTGGTGACATTTCTTTAAAATATACTTTCGTTATATTTGAACAAAAATTCATTTTATTATCATAATCACTGATATAATTTCCAATCCAATATTTTTTGAATGTGTCCCTTATATCATCCACAATAAAGCACATACCCTCAACAACTTTAATTTTTCTTGTATCTTTTTTCCAAGTACTGTCAAATGTAGTTTTAGAATTAACGCCATAATTTACCCTGATCACATCTTCATCAGTATACAAACTGAATTTACCAAGTTTAGGCTCATAATCTTCAACTTCTTTCAAATCATTCATGATGTGATTATCAGCACTACGGTTTAACGGCATACCTGCAATAAGCCCTGCAACAGCTGCTGTATATTCCTGTGCTGTAAAATCTCCATAAATGGACTTATATGTCCCACCATTCGCAAGTTCTACAATAGCTACATGGTCTGTTTTATCCGCATAGCTTGATACATATTTTATAGTTTTACCAATTGCGCCAGTATTTCCAAATTGTTGTTTTACCCAATTTACAACCGTTTGGTCTTCTGTTTCTAATGCTTTTGGATAAGCTAACCAGTTAAACTTTCGCATTTCTAAATCCTTTAATACTTTGCTTGTATCTTCTCCACTTTGTATAACTCTGATTAATATTTTAAATGCTCCATAATGCATAGCTAAATTAATATATTTAATATTATCTTTATCCCATTTTTCAGTTTCAACATCGGCTATAGTTTTAAAAGTGTACCATTTTTCAGTAGCTTTTGTATCTTGTAAAATCAAACAAACAGTACCTCTTTCACTTCTTTGAATAGCTGTCGTTGCTAATGTTTTAAACGCAATACTAATGCTTGGACTCGCATTAATTTGTCCGACTATTGCCATTTTATCACTCTCCTATTTCTTTAATTTCATTTTTAAATTTCTCATTATCTTGTAATTAAATGGAACTCCGTTTTTATCAAATAATGATAATTTTTTAAACACCTCATCACTAATCAAATCATTATTCTCATCAAATAATGATACTCTATTACCTTTTTCATCAAATAGATCTAATTTTTTTAGCAATTCATATTCCGTTAATTCAGTATCCCCATTCAATATTTCTTTTATTGTTTCAATACTATTGTCAAAAGTTCTTAAATCAGTCCCATACACATCAAATAAATCTAAATCGAAAATGTAATGACCTAGACCATCTACCATTTTTGTATGCTCATTTTTTAAAGTTAGACATCTATCTTTAACTTTTAAAATCTTATTACCTTTAGTTTCAAACATATTATCCAACTCATCAAGCGCTTTATAAACTTCCATTGTATTATTTTCATCATTTTCAGGAATATATATAATATCTATGCTAATAAATATCCGCTTTTTATAATTCGCAAAAAACTCATTTTTGTAGTCAATTACTTGGATATAATAACACGGTCTAGTCAAAGCATTTATATTATCAATTCCAACTTCTTTACCTGTAAAATCGTATATTTTTTTGCTTAGGGCTTTTATAAAATCCATAAATTCCATTATTATTCAAACTCCGCTTTTATTGTTGACCCTATTTCATCTTTAAATATAGGTTCTAATTTTTCTATTGTTTTCTTTAACATAAACACACCTGGTACTATTTCACCCGTATCTTTACCAAAATACACTGCTCTATGTCCATATTCAACATGGTTTACATACTCCACATTGTTATAAACCATTTGTTTGAAACTTCCACCATTTTCCCTATGCCACCCCATTCTTAATTGACCGGTATCTGCTGGTGTTTCTTCTTTTACTTCTTTTATTGTTTGTTCAGCAACTTGTTTAAGTGTGGTTCCAACTTTTTGTGGAGTATCAGTAGCTAACTTTTCTAATTTTTTTGCCAGTTTTTCCCAGTCACCGCTAAGTTTCATTTTTTTCCACTTCCTCCACCGATATCTCCTGATGTTCCAAAAAATCAGTGTACTTTATAGGTTTATTAGCTTTAAATTTATATTTTATTCCGCCTTTACTTACAACCAAAATATCATTCTGCTTTATTTCTACATCATTACTAACAAATATCTTATACGAATTTTTAGAGCTATTTATAACTCCAGTCTCAGTAGCTCTTAAAATTCCAGCACTCAACTGGCACTTAACATTTGTATAAACGACTTCCCAACCTTGAACTGCCAAACCAAATTCAGTCTTTGTTTTTGTACTTCTTTTAACTTCTTCTATCACATCAGTATCAAAAAAATCTTCAAACATCACATACCACCTTTATTTTATAACTCCAAGTTTTCTAAAACGATTCAAACTTTTTCTAAATTCCACATCATCATTTAACTCAGTTACAAATTCAACTTGCCTATCTCCACTTTTCATAGATTTTATATTTCTATTTTTATCAAAATTATATTTAAAAATATATTTTGTTATAGGAGTTATCAATTCTCTTGGGAAGTCTTCTCGGTTCATATAGTTAATACTATCTTGAACAATGCTCTCAATAGAAAATTTAGTCTTTGCTTCATTTGGTATTACATCAGAAATAATTTTTATTTTTTCATAAATTTCATCAATTAATTCAGTCATTTCTATTACCTCTTAAAAATAAAAAAGTATGGCGTTTTAACCACACTTTTTTTACTACGCTTCAATTGCAACTAGACCCTTTACTTTGTTATCAAGTATAAAACAGTCATAATAAAATCTACCTAAAAATAAAGTTCCTGAATAATTTTCTGAATCTGTAACTACTCTATATTCAGCTAATTTAACAGGACCAACTGTTGCCGAATTATGTCCGATTAAACAACCGTAATTTTTAGTTGTAGCTCCACCTACTCCTGTTTTAATTTCCATCCATTTTTTAGTAACTCTTACTATCGGTACTCCGTCAACCATTCCTACTAATCCATTTATTTTTATATTTTGCCCAATATCCGAAGCTTTGATGAAATTGTCATCTTTTTTCAATTTTGTTAAAAACTCAGGTGTAACATAAGCAATCCTATTTTGAGGTACATCCGCATCATTTAATTTTTCCTGTGCTTCTAAAAATTTGTCGTAAGCGTTATTAGCCGCAAGACCTGTTACTGTCTGTGATTTTGTATTACAGGTTTTAAGAATTGTTTCAAATCTATATTTTTCAATTTCAGGAATTACTCTTTCTCTCAATTGTCTTGCCAACACTTCTCCAGCTTTAATTTTTGTTTCATCTTCGTCCATTTTATCCAAAAGCATTTTAAAAGCTCTATCTTTTGTTAATGTTAATTCTTGGATTGAATTTTGCAAAATGTCTGCATTTCCATAACCTGTATTTCTGTTATAGTCCCTATTATCAACTGTATTAATTGAAGTCACTTTTACAGTTTTAGCTCCTACAAAGCTGTAATCATTATTTACTATTTTCTGTGATACTGCTTCACTTGTAAATCTTTCATCAATTTTATCTGCAAATAATTCAGTATAGATCATTGCCATATTCTATCATCTCCTTTAAATTAAAAAGAACTAAAAGCCTTATCAAATGCTTCAAGTCCTATGTCTTTTTTATCTTTTTCTCCTTCACTTCCACCATTTAAAGAATTTGGTGTTCCTCCACTTTGTGTTTTAAGATAACTAGATAAATTCTCAGAAAAAGATTTCACACTATCTTCAATCTCTTCTTGAGTATTTCCAG